TTGCTGCCAGTGATGACGCCTTTGAATGAATTGGCGAAGGCGTTGCCTATTGCGGTTGCGCCTGCAGCAACTTGATTTTGTACGTCAAGCAACTCTTCCAATCGTTTTTGCATTTGGACGCCTGGGTCAGCTTCACGCTTTGCCTTCTCGTCGGCTTCACGTTTTTGACGCTCTTGGTCCGCAAGATCAGCAGCTTTTTTATCAATGGCAAAAATTTTCTTTCTGAAACTAAATGTCGCCTCTTCCAATGCGTTTGCTTTCTTGTTGCCTTCTAAGCTGCCCTCCTCAATTTTTTGCTTCTCGACCATCAACTCAAGAGTGGCGATCTCTCTTTCATTGCCAAGTTCTTTTTCCTCGCGAAGTCGTCTGTTTAGCTCGAGCAGCTTGTCTGACATGTCAACCTGCTCTTTTGTCTTTTTATCGAGCTTGCCTCCCGTAGGGCTAATTACATTTTGCGCAGTTTGCTGCTGCTGCTGTTGCTGCTGTTGTGCACCTGTCGTGCCCTGCGTGACACCTTGACCAAGAGCGACAGTCTCGCCAACAAAAGAAGTAGCGGCAGAGACACCTCCTTCCAAGAAACGTCGGATTGGCTCAGGTATTAGGTTATAAGCACCTTTGATAAATCCAACAATACGCTCCAAGGCAGTTCTGAAAAAGCCTGTAACGGAATCAAGAGCGCCTTTGCCAGAAGTCACAATTAATTTGGCAAGGCCGCCAACGACCTGACCAATGCGCACTCCAATGCCAATGACAAAATCACCTAGCTTTTTGACTCCGCCAAGGACAAATTGAAATCCTTGTTCTAACTCAAAAGCCGCATTCAATCCTTCGATGCCAAGTGCTTCAGTAATAGCGGTTCCTACCTCATTGACAGCAGCAAAGATTGCCCGGATGGGCGACAGCACATTGCTGATTGCTACCGCTAGAACTTCGACTGTGACAGCAGCGACCTTAAAAGTCTCCTTAAGAAGAATTCCAAGCTCAGACTGGTTGCTGAATAAATTTTGGAAGGCTGTTGTTAGCCTCTTCAGCTGCCCATCAATCGTGTCAGACGCAGTAAAAGCCGCCTTAGCCGCTGCGCCTTGTGCGTTCTTTTGGTTCTCTAGCAGCTTGTTGAATTTCTCTGTGTCGTTAAGGAGCGCAAGAATTGATGGGCCCGCCTCTGTGCCAAAAGCTTTGATGACTGTGCCAGCATCTGCCCCTGACTTCTTAATTTTTTCAAGCGTGCCAGCCAAGCCGTCAGTCTTGAGTGTCGAGGCGTTGATTTCTACGCCAAAGGCTTTGAACTCTTTCCCGACCTTGCCCGCAGCAACCTGAGCAAACGCCGTCTTAAGGGCAGTAAACGTGACCTCAGCCCCTTGACCGCCTGCAGTTATTTGAGCAACTGCTGCGTTTACCTCTTCTAGCGGCACGCCTAAAGCAGCAGCTACTGGAGCAACCTTGGCAATGTTTGCCGCATATTCACCGATAACAATCTTGCCGTCATTTTGCGTTTGAATGAATCCATCAACCAACTTGGAAGCTTTATCTGCCTCCAGTCCGTAAGCATTCAAGACGGAGGTTGCGGCATCGCCAACGGTGTTGATGTCGCTAAAACCGCCAGTCGCACCTTGGCTCGCAGCTTTCAAAATGTTGGCCGCATCGGCTGCATTGGTAAAACCTGCCGATGCAACGTCATAAGCAGCACTTGTCAAATCAACAACGCTGGCTTGTCCTGACAGCTCTCGGCTGACATCAGACAGACGTGCCTTGAGTTCTTGGCTGTTGACACCAAGAGATTTGACCTTTGCCTCAGCAAAGTCTTGTTGACGCAAAACGCCAAACACTTGCCCCAGGCTTGCAGCGGCAGCGACAACAGCCGTGATGGGACCAAGTGCAGCACCTAGCGCCGCACCTAATCCTCGCGCACCAACAGACGCCGCCTGCGCTCCACCAGCAAAAGCTTTGAATCCAGTGCCTGCCGCTTGTGTTGAGCCACCAGCATTTTTGACCGCAACCTCAAGCCCACGCACCTTCTTAGTCAGGTGCGCAATTTTGGCGTTGGCGTCTAAGGTTTCAACCTTAAACCTAAGGACGGATTCAGCCACAAGCCACCTGGCGATAACTCAATGTTACCGCCGTCTCAGCCTTGCGCGATCTCTCTCTTTTTCCTCTCGCTCACCTTTTACTTGATAATACGCAGCGAAATGGATTAGCTCCGCATCCGTTAGTTCGTTGCGGAGCTTGCTGACCGTCATCCCGAGTTCGCAGGCCAAGAAAAACTCAAAGTAAAGCCAACTGTCCTGCGTCAGTCGTTTTTTGCTTCTTCCATGCTGGCGTCTTCACCAACGCCAAACAAGAACAGCTCCAAGTCATTCAGAACCGTCTCAGGCAGCTGCCGTTGAAGCTTGGGCGCATCTGCTGCAGCAAAGGCTTTCGTGCCGTCTTCAAGCTCAGCCATTTGGCAAAGCATTTGGGTGCTGACATCCAGCGCCTCTTCTGAGCCAGACAAGCTTTGTGCTTTTTTGCGATCAGCTCTTGTGATCGGCTTGAAGTACAAGTTGACGAGCACCTCGCCAGCTGCATTCTTCAACTCGAACTTGCGGCGCTGGTTAAGGTCAAAAGCCTCAACCAGCAAATCCACAGTGCGATTCTTAGCAGACATTCAATAGCTTGAACGAAACATTCAAACTATAGCCTTATCACTCAAGGTTGGAAGTAATAGTGCTGCTGGTGATGAAGTTGCAGCTGACAACTACCAGTTCACCAACAGTTGAGGTAATTTCCATGCTGGTGATAATGCCGCCAAAAGCGACTGAATCAGTGCCGGTTGAGCTTCCAGTCGTAAAAAGCTCAAACGAAGCATCAGCCGCATCGTTGACTTTCACTACGTCTTCAAGAAACCCAGCCTGGCCAGTTGCATCAGGGTCGTAAACAAGTTCAACAGTCCCAGAGCCACTAATCAGGCCACCGACGAACTGGCGAAACGTGTTGCCATGAACAGTGGTGTCGTAGGTGTCTTTGTCGATAGTCAGACTCCAGCTGCGAGTACCGACAACAGTGGCAAGACTGCCTGAGCCCGTCTCAAATTCAACGGATCCTTGTTCGCCGCGAAGGGTGGCCATGGTCAGAGTTCCTCGATGGATTCAAAGGTCACACGGACCTGGGTTTGGAAATAGCCCTCGGGAGCTGGCGAAGCCAGTGCCTCTGGACCAATAGGAGCGTCGAAGTAAACCCCCGACACGATAACTCGATTATACAAATCTCGAATGCGTTTACCAATCACATAGTTGGCTCCAGGGCCAACGCCCTTGCCTGAAAAAATGTTGATCACAACCAAACCGACAACGCGGTTTTGGGAGTTGGTCGTCAAACCTTGGCCTAGATATTCGCTAGCGCCAAAGCTCGTGAGGCATTGCACCCATGAGCTATTTGGCGTTGGCTCGTACGCCATGTTGTGAAACACCACAGGGATAACAGGGCTTCCAGCAAGCTCAGTAGCAAGCCTGCCCTCAATGGTTGCCCTAATGGAGTTGAGATCAGCAGCAGCCATACATCACCTGTTTGCAATCTTGTTGTACTCGCGCTGAGCCCATGACTCAAGCTCCTTAGCAATCAGGTCTGGGAAGCCAGGAACTGTGTTCTGGCGCGTCCTGTATTCACCCTTCCAAGATGGCGGGAGGTTAGTGCCGTAAGCAACAGGCTCTGCATATTCAACGTTGTTGATTACTTCGCCTTTTTTAGGGTCAGACTGCCAAGCGTTCCTAAGCCTGCCGGTGTCAACAGGCGTTTTGCCTTTGAGCCTTACCTCTGCTTCAAGCGTTGTGGCAGCCACCAAGATGCGGATGCTTTCTCGGTAGTAATCGCCAATCTGATCGAGCGGGATTTCGCGTGCCATCGTTAAGCCCTCAGAATCAGCTCATGAATGATCGCGCTGTTGTCCTGTTCCGTTGTCTCCACACGGATGATCTGATGCACAACGCTGCCAATAACGACGCGATCCTTCGTCTCAGGCGCAGTGGCAAGGTCATCAGCGGCAACCGTTAGACGCTTGTCCCCAGCCTGCACCAGCTCGTTCACCTCACGCAGGTTCACATCCTCAAGGATGCCTGGAACCGTTGTATCGCTTTCGCTTTCCGTAATTGCACCAGTCGTTGTGTTGTAGCTGCCGCCAGTGACGTAACGCACTGTCACATCACCGCCGAACTGCTTCAGCACATTGCTTGCAACTCTTGCCAGCGAATCAGCAAGTGCCATCAGAGGTTATAGGCAAGGCAAGCACCGCTAGTCAGCGTGATGCTCGTGATGATTCCGCAGATGTAGGTGTCGGCCACAAAAGTCTCACCGGCCAAGCTGTTGCCGGTCGCGTTCTTCACGGTGATCGCACTGATCACAGTGTCTTCCTTGAAGTAAACCTTGGAAAACCTGCCGGTATGGGCAGCAGTGTCAGAGATGAACTCGAAGCCGCCTGAAAGATCCTCGTACATGGTCAGCTCCGTTTAATTGCGATGTTGCCTGGT